CGGGGCGACGGTGCCGCTTTTTGTTAACTTTTGTGGATTCAATTTTCTTAGCCATCTGCTAACGCCTTCATTCTATCTACTAATCTTTTAGCACGGTTTGGCACTTGAGTATACCATCTGGAATCTTCTGCTTCTGCAGCCACTTCTAGCCACGCTTTCGGGTCTTCCATAGCTTCAGCAACAGCGGCCCACATACGTTGAAATTTACTAAAACGTGGGTAGCCAAGGTTAAATGTCATGTTGCATAGCACCAGAGCCGCGTCGGGGTATTTAAGGTCAAGCTCGTTGAAGTCCACTCCAACATTGCTACACAGGCGATGGCAATCTTCTATAGTGACTGCGATATCTAGATTAAACGCCTTGCGAACTCTTTCTTCTGATACTTCAGTGCCAACAGGTTGCCCGTATTCAGGGTCTTCTTCTTTGATAAGATGACCAATTCCAAAAGTTGGTAGAGCTAAATGATCTAAATAAATCAAATACTTACAGCCCTCGTCTTCGGCGAGTTCTTCTCTTAATTGATCTTTATTCATTATTTTACTTTCATGTATTTACTGACTGCACGGTTTCCAAACCAAAAGGACATGATAGCCGCGAATAGCCCTTGAGTCTCAGGAGACCACATAAGTTCTACTGCGTCTTTCCAATCTCCTCCAGCGTCAAGGACTTTAACAATAACTACAACTTCTACGGCTACAAACATTAAGAAGAAGGCGTAAGTAATAACAGGGCGCACACTGCCGCGAAGAGCGTTGACAAATCCGCCAGCGTCGATACTTCTATCATGTTCGTAAATACCTTTAGTTTCAGCGATATCTGCGTGTTTATCCAACTCCTGCAGTTTTAGTGCGGAGCGTTTTTCCATCAACTCCGCTTCCATTTTCATGGTTTCTAACTTCTGTTTGTGTTCTTGTCCTGCCTTGAAAAAACTTAGAACTTCTGGCAAAAAACTCGTTCCAAAGCCAAGTAGGCTACCTAATAAACTCATCATGTGCTGAATTTTCCTTTTGGTAAAACATCACAACGCCACCAAATAGGCTTGTAGCCCTGCATGTGAAGGTGAACTGCCCTACCCATCTCTAAAGCTCTTTTTTCACAACGTTCGTAACTAACGTACGGACCTCTTTGATCCTCGAGTATCCAACACTCGTCAGGGCTAAAAACCATACAAGCCATAACTATTGCTTTAAACATATCATTTTTTGCTCATCCATACAGATGTGCCCATATAAGCACCAACAATACCAGCACCTGCTAAGTAAAACAAGTTACTGATATCTCCTAACGCTTCTACGCGTTCTATGCTTACAAAGAACATAGCTAAAGTAAATGCACCCATTGATATTAGGGTAGCTGTAGCCATACGCCTTTGCGCAAGCAATTTACGTAATTCAGCTTGTTCTTTCTTGATTTCTTTAGCATGTGCTAATTCATCGTCTGTAATAATACCGTCACCGTCCAAATCATATTCTGCATACTCGGTGTTTTGTTCAAATTTTTTCTGCGCCATTATAGTACCACCATAAATAAAAACACAAATAGCCCAAGAGAAACACAAACAATTGTAGCCACAAGAAGGAAGCTTTTAATTGCCTCTTCAAATTCTTTAGCTTCTTGAATTTTTTTTCTACGTTCTACAGCTGCGGCTTCTTTAGCTGCCTGTATCCTACGCGCTCGTTCATCTATAATAGATTGCCATGTCCCGGGGCCAAAACGTAAATCTATAAGATTACGCATTTCTTGCATTTTTTCCTGCGCAAGGCGCGCGTCTATGACCTCTGACGCAATATTATTTACGCCAAATTGATCCCCAATCCCATGTCCAGAGTTTTTGGCACGTCTCTTCTGTACCTGCTTTTCACCCTCAAAAAGCTGGTCTATGTACCCGGCGATTTCGCTAACGTCATTAGCCGTATTAATTGCGGATTTTATCCCGTCTACGGCACTTTTCACAAGCGCAATTCCTGCTAAAGTTTCTGCGATCACAACACACCCTCATACGTATAGATATATTATTCGCAGCGCCGAAGCGGTATTACATTATAGCATAGCTTGTTATTATTTGTATAGTTTGTTAGGTATTAGCCCATTTTTATAAGCACAGTTATTAGCATAGCAATGGTTGACCCCATACCAACAACAAGAAATGTTTCTAGCCTTTTTAAACGGTAAAATATTTCACGAAACTGAATGTTGTTTTCAGTTTCTAGTTTAGTAACACGAGGTTCTAAACCGTCTATACGTGCGTGGGCTTCTGAAACACTTCTTGTTGCCATAGTTCCGGTCCTTACTAACACTAGTTCGCTATAGCTACTTCGTCTTCATCGCTTTCTTCTACTGATGCGATAAGACCGTTTGTGAAGACATCTTGCGCGGCATGAACTTGATCAAGCTGAAAACGAAGATTAGCTGCCTTGGCTTGCAGATCACGAATCTGATTAATCAGATACATTTGTTTATCGTCAAGGTTTGACTCTTCGTACTCTTTGCCTGCAATGGTAACTACATTTGACTCACTCATGCTGTGTAGGCCTTTCCTGCTGTAATAGCTGCATTGGCGGCTGTCATGTCTTCTGTAGTCCAAAAGTCTTTTGCAACCATGATTTCTAGATGCTCAACATTCCTGTTTACACAGTCCTGCTTATCTGCGGCATCATCGTCTTCCATCGCTGTGCCAGCAATAATAGCATTGATGAGGTCAACGCTGTGACCCATCGCTGTATAATGCTGTGCGATTTGTTCTGCTGTTAGTTCGTCCATTTTAATACTCCTTGTAAATTAGGACTCAAGTGCGGCTACTCTAGCCTCTAGTGCATCGTTCTTTGCCGAAAGGTCTTTAATAGCATTTAACATATGCCAAAATAAGTTATCTGTGTTTACAGATTTGATACCAGTGCTTTCTTCTTTAATACAATCTGGACAAACTAATTCTAGCTCTTGTGCAATAACGCCAAGCTGTACGCCTGTTGCGCCTTCAACCACATTAGATGAGTCAACTTCGGTAATCTCATCAGCAGTACGGTATTCAAAGTTGCGTACTTGGATAGCGTTAATCTTGTCCAAGCCCTCTGTGTTATCCACAATGTTTTTCTTTAAGCGTACATCAGAAACGGTAGCCCAAGTAGAACTGTTATTACCCTGATAAATCGCACCGATGGTAGAACCATTTGTTATAAAACCAGTAGCACTGCCTTTACCAGTTTTATTGTATCCAATAACAAGTTCGTCACTGTTGTTGGCGGCAGCACCACGACAATATTGACCCAAAATTATATTATAGTTTCCGGCACCAATAGCCGTACTATAGTTTCCGCTATGTTCTCCAATACATATGTTTTGACTGCCTGATGTTGCGCCACCAGCGTAACTCCCAAACGAATTGTTGCCACTCCCAGTCACAGAATAATTATTTTGAAAGCCAACGCCAACGTTGTTGCTGCCGCTAACGTTGCTATAGTTAGTATAAGTACCTACAGCAATGTTCGTCTGTCCTGTTTGGTTGAGAAAATTAGCCTCATACCCTACCGTCACGTTGTTACTACCTACGGTGTTGTTTGGGTTTGCGTTATGACCAACAGCAACATTGGTGCTTCCAGTGGTGTTGTAACGAAGGGCATATACACCTACCGCTGTATTCTGTCCACCAGAGGTGTTAGTAGTAAGTGCAGAATAGCCAAATGCCGTACTCCAGCCGTTTGTTGTAGCTTGGCAAGCGAAGTTTCCAACAACAGTATTTCCACCTGTAGTGGTTAACTGCTGAGCAGCATTAAATCCAACGACTACGTTATTACTTGTGCCGCCTGACTGATTAACTGCTGCGGCTTGACCAATATAAACATTTTGATTGTTCGTTCCGGGGCTAGCAACGCCACGACCAGCTTGATAACCTACATGAGTATTATTGCTGCCAGTAATGTAGTAGCCAGCTTGGTATCCTATTGCAACATTTGCGATACCTGTCGTGTTTTGCCTAAGACTATAGTTTCCAATTGCTGTATTCTGTCCGCCACTATTTGTAGATATTCCAGTTTCATTGCCTATGAAAACATTAAAAGACCCAGATGTTATGGCATACCCTGTGCGAAACCCAATATTAATATTTTCACCACCTGTTGTTCCAGACACACCCATACCAGACTGATAGCCAAAAGAAGTGTTGTAGTTTGCGGTGGTGTTAAAATATCCCGCCTGATAACCAACGGCAGTGTTGGTGCCGCCGGTAGTATTTTCATCCAAAGCAGAGTGACCAATCGCCACGTTGCCTGTGCCAGTTGTGTTTGCTTCTAGGGCTGACCTACCCATAGCTATGTTTTCAGAGCCTGTAGTGTTGGTGATTAAAGCATAAGGTCCAACAGCAACATTGTTAGTACCAGTAGTATTAGCATACCCAGCTTGATAACCAACGGCAGTGTTGTTGGATGCGGTGGTGTTGTTTCTTAAGGCTTCTCTTCCTACAGCCACGTTATTGCCACCAGCTGTATTAAACCTTAAAGCTGTCATACCTAAAGCTACGTTATCACCTCCGGTTGTATTTGCATACAGCGCGGTGTAACCCATAGCAACATTTCTAGGTCCTGTGTTGCTGTAAAGGGCGTAGTTTCCAACAGCAGTGTTGTCGCCGTTGGTGGTATTGAACTGTAGGGCGGCATAACCTACTGCCACATTATGTGTTGCGGTGGTGTTGGAGAGCAGAGCATTTTTACCTATCGCAGTATTAAAACCTGCTGTTGTATTATAATACAAAGCCGAATGACCCACAGCCACATTGTCTTCACCTGTGGTATTGGTATACATAGCACCCATTCCAAAAGCGGCATTGCTTTGTGCTGTTGTATTACTATGCATTGCTTGATAACCAACAGCAGTGTTTTGGGATGCGGTGGTGTTATAACGCAAAGCTGTGTAACCTATTGCAATATTGTATGCGCCTGATGTGTTGCTTTCCATTGATGTATTGCCAACCGCAACATTTCTAAATCCTGTAGTGTTATACCGCATAGCCTCACGACCAAATGCGCTGTTGGCGTATCCTGTCGTGTTCGTGCGTAATGCAATATAACCAACAGCTGTGTTTTGATAGCCAGTGGTATTTAAAAACGCAGCCTGATAGCCTACCGCTGTGTTTTCGGATGCTGTGGTGTTGGACGCAAGTGCATCCTTGCCAATAGCCGTAAGTGATGAACCAGTAGTATTAGCATACGCAGCATCTGAACCAACCACTGTGTTGTTGTTTGCGGTGGTGTTGTTTACCAATGCGCCATAACCAATGCCAGTATTTTGGCTCCCAGTGGTATTATTTCGTAAAGCTGCTGATGCGTTATTGTATCCACCAACTGCTACGTTATTTGTACCAGTGGTATTATACTGCAATGCAGCAGAACCTATTGCGGTTATAAAACCTGTTGTGTTTGTATATCCCGCAACGTGACCCAAACCAACATTGAAGTCTTGTGCATTTGTATATAATGCTTGGTTTCCTACCGCCGTACTGGCGCTGCTGGTGGTGTTGACGCCTAGTGCGACATAACCAATAGCAACATTATTTGACCCTGTTGTTGAAGAGCCTAGAGCATCAAAACCCATTGCTACATTGTAGTCACCGGAGGTAGCGTCCTGCATGGCCTGTGTACCAACAATAGTATTAGCCGTACCACTTATGCTATCACCAGCAAATGCTCCAACGGCTACGTTACTGTTTCCATTATTTGCATACAGCGACTGATAACCAACCGCTGTGTTGTAGTTTGCGGTGGTGTTGCTAGCTAGTGCTGCGCGGCCTATTGCTGTGTTGTCTGACCCAGTAGTATTGTTGAGTAGAGCCTGATGTCCAACAGCTGTGATCTCGTTGCCAGTTGTCGTGGCTTTAGCTGCTTCAAAACCAACTGCGGTATTAAAACTAGCTGAGGTGTTTGCGTATAGAGACTGATAGCCAACGGCGGTGTTGTAGGATGCGGTGGTGTTGGCTTCTAGGGCAGAACGACCCACAGCTACATTGCTTGCGCCAGTATTCAAATAAAGGGCAGCATAACCTAGTGCAGTATTGCCTTCAGAACTGACATTTGTTTCAAGGGCGTTACTTCCCACTGCGGTGTTTCTTACGCCAGTAGTGTTTGCAGTTAAAGCAACATTACCAACAGCAGTATTTTGATTGCCAGATGTTAGGCTGTCTAGCGCAGTATCACCCAAAGCCACGTTGGTTGTACCAACAGGATAGTTACCGTCCAGCTTGATTGTGCCGCCGTCTACAGCCATGTTGCCTGTAATAGTTAAATCAGCGGTATCAATAGTTACAGCGGTTCCGGCGTTAATATCCACAGTAGGAGCAGCTATTTCGATCTCTGTATCTGCATCAATATCTAGTTGTCCATCTGCAGAAGAACTAATCTTCAATGCTGTATCACGGAACTGAAGCTCGTCTGTTGTGGTCATTTGCAGTGCAGTGCCACCAGATGTATTACCATTAGCAAGAACTTCAGCTAACGTATCGAAACTACCGACTTGTCCATCGACATACGCTTTAATTGATTGTTGTGTAGCAAGTGCGGTAGGGCTATCCGAAGCCATATTGTCTTCATCAAGAATGACAGTAACAGTGGACCCGGTACCAAGTTGCAACGATTGAATATTAGTAACTGCTTCTAGTACATTTGTTCCATCACAGAATAAAAACATAGTGCGCCCGTTAGGAACTGCGATACCCGTACCTGCGGCTGTTTTAAGTGTGATAGATTGTCCTGAAGCATTTTTGGCAATATAGACTTTAGACAAAGATGGGCAAATAACCGTACCAGCGCCAGTAAGTGCGGTACCAGTATCGGTAAACTCTAGCATCATAGAGCGAGATTCTGCTGCTGCACCGTTTGCGGTGGTAAGTGTATGAGAGTTAGCAGTCCAAGAGTCAATGACCGAACGCCCAGCCACTGCTTCTTCTACTAGCGAAGTAATACTATCATTTACAGTATCGCCCCAAGTACCACTTAGTTCCCCTTGGACAGGGAGAGCTAGTTTAAGTATCGGTGTATATTGTGTTGTCATTTATAAGCCCTCATGCAGCGATATCTTGCCAATTCGGAGTCTGCGTTGTTGAAATACTACCCCAAGTTGGCGTTTGTGCGCCAGAAATATTTTGCCAGTTTGGATTTTGATTAGTAGGAACCTCGCCCCAAACATGAACTTGCCCTATGTTTCCTACAGCTACAACTCCAGAAACAGCTATATACGCGTCAGCTGTAGTTACCACATCCCCCAGTGCTGTTGTACTGGATACGCCAGTTACAGGGAACGTAATCCCAAACGTGACATTAACGTTTCCTACAGCGCCTGTGGATACAACCCCTGTTGGGGAGACGGTAGCTTCACCTATAACAGTTGCGTTACCTAGAGCCGTTGTTGCGCTTACCCCTGAAGGGTAGATATTTGCTTCGGCTACGACATTTACCGAGCCTACTCCACCAGTAGCCTGTAGCCCTGATGGATATACGTTTGCTTCTCCAGTAACTGTAACGGAACCTACAGCACTTGTTGCCACATTTCCAGTTACTGCTACGTCGGCTGCGGCTGTTACAGTTACTGTGCCAAGACCAGTTGTAATCTCTAGTCCTGATGGCTGTACAGTCGCCGCGCCACTTACATTTACCGCCCCTATAACGCCATTACTAACAACGCCAGTCGGGGTAACATTTGCCTCTGCTACTACACTTACAGTGCCTACAGCACCTGTAGCCTGAACTCCATCAACTTCTACGACAATAAGGTCCGTACCCCAAGAGCCTTGGCCCCAAGCGGTAGAACCCCACCCTACATAAGTCGTTGATGACGCCATTTAATCATCCTATGCAAGCCTAATAATTGCGTTGCTCGCATCTGCAGTTGGGAACTGAATAGTAAAGTCACCAGCGGTAGATGTTTTATCTGCACCAAAATCAAGTACTGCAATTGCAGGGTTAGAACCCCCAGCTTGGTAAATTAACGCTCCGCGGGCTGTAATTGTAGCGGAAGACCAAGTGGTATCTGCAAAATCAATAAACGCGGTAGTTCCAGATGTAGTTGGGGCAACAACTGTTAACGTGTTACCTCCTGCTACATAATTAGTACCAGAAACTTCGTTTGTTACACTGTATGCTGTTGTAGTGGAATCTAGTGTAGCACTAGATGTGTACAAAGCAATTTTATAAGTTTGTCCTGAACCACTTCCAAAATCCATCTCACCATCGAGAAGGGCTTGTTTGAAAGAGGTACACATTGCCTGTGTAATCGCCATAATTTGTCTCCTAACTTACTGGATTACGAACTTGCCCTGAACGATATGCGTCTTCACGCAATTTACCATCGCCAAGATTTTTGAGTAGTCCGACAGCTTGCACGTAGAATTTACCGTACTCCGCTATCATATCTGCTTCACCCTTCATAAACCGAATGGCTTCTATTAGTGCGCCATTCAAAAGAGCAGAATCAAATTCGTCTCCAAGCCAAGTAGTGCCTGCTGTTACAATAGATTCTGGGTAGTACCCATAATGCAATTCAGTTGTGTAAACAGCATCAGGAGTAGGCCCAAGGATGAATGTAGTATCATCGAAATAAGCATAGTGTTTAGGTAGCCCTGTAGCGGTTGGAAGTGGATAAGCTTCTCTAATAAAGTTAACGTCTTTGTTTATCAGGTAGCTGTAATTCCCACTGCCATCTATTACTGCTAAAGAGTACGACCATAAAAAATCAGCCGGGGTACCTAAGTAGTTATTTCCAATAGTAGAAGTTCCGGTTACATTTTTTCTGAGTGCCGGTATTTGGACAGTATTGTATATTTTCTGTTCAGCCTGTTCAGTGAACATGGCGAGCTGATCCGCTGTGAAAGTTGTTTCACATATATCCTGTATATTTGTTGTCAGCTCTGCGTAGTTCATATCTTAAGCCATAGGTCCACGAGCGTACAAACCTTTAGTAGCTGCGCCAGTACCGCGCACTTTTACTTTACCACCACCGCTATACTTTTTAGCTAGTTTTGGGCTCATTTTCTTTTGCACCTTTTCTGGTAGCTTGGAAAACCCTGTCATATTTCTGTTCATTTTGTAACTCCTACTAAGTTATTACCGTAACTGTACCTATAAATCCAGTACTAACAACAGGACGTACTGGGTTAATTTGCGCTCTACTTTGAGCGTATTGGTTGTAATCTGGACGAGGATTACGGATAGCTTGTGGGTCGTCCACTGGAAATTCACCTAAACTCAACTGCGGTTGATCGGGATTCCAACACTCGGGGCACGCTAGTATATTACTGTTGCGACCTTTTACTATAAGATCACGTAATTCGCGGAGTTTATACTGCCACCCGCAAACGTCGCATATCCCTAATGCGTTTCTCCCTGAAGCAAACCGCGCCATATTTACACCCTATTTGCTGAAGGAACGAACCTAAACGGTGTTTTCTCTCGGTCTTCTCCTGCAGCCAATACAAATTGTGCCTCATATTCAGCCTTAAGCATCTCTACTCTTGGGGCTAATTCCGGTACTTTCATAGCAATATGGTACGCTAGTCCTGCTACAAGACATGGAAGGAACCTAAAGTTCATATCCGCAGTCTGCACCCCGCTACCAGCGTCTTGGATTCGGCGGAGCCGATAGTATTTAAACACGTAATCATTAGAGTCAGGTACAGGCCAGATATTAATTCTAGGCGCATTGACCAACCGCTCAATCCAAACCTGTATAGGTCTACCTTGAGATAACTTGTTTGGGATAGACGCGTAAGTACTAACACTAATACGAGTTATAGTAAGGTCAGATTGTGTGGCTGCGTTACCCGCGCCTGTGCGAATTACCTGCTCTAGAAGATCAATGGTATCATCAGGCAGAAGATACTGCCCTGTACCCGCGACTAAATTCAATTGACCTTCATCCACAGTCCACAAATTAATACCACGATTCTGCCACTCAATAGTCATAAGGTTCATAGACCTACGAGCAGTACGGAGATCATAGCCAGAACGAAGCTCGCGGCCCGCACGTTCCCATGCTTCTTCCGCAATCTCCGTAAAGTCCATATTAAAATCTGTGGTACCTGAAGTCGCCATGGGTTAACCCTTTGTTAAAACAGCTTTCGCTTTAGCTACTAAAGATGTTTTTGTTTTTCTACGATCAAGCTCTACACCATGATTACGCATCATAGATTCAAGCTCTAATTTAGTCATATCTTCGATGTTTTTAGTTACCTGTTCC